GGGCGGGGGGGCGCGGGAAGTGATCCCGCGGGCGGAGCGCCCGGTCAAATAGGGAACCCAGACGGAGCCTGGCAGGACGAGGCCCTGCTGGAGCTGGAAAAAATGAGATTTTGAGGAGGACATGAGATGAGACGCAGACTGATCGAATTGAAGAGCCAGCGCACCACGCTGCTGGAGAACGCCGAGGCCCTGCTGAAGGAGGGCAAGCAGGCGGAGTACCGTGCTGAAATGGAGAAGGTCGGCAACATGAACGGCGAGATCTCCGACGTGGAGAAGCTGCTGGAGGAGCAGGACCGGAAATTCATGGAGCGGGGCAAAGACCCGGCCGAGGAGAGGGACAAGGCTCTGGAGCGTGCCGAGATTCTGCGCAAGGGCGGCGAAGTGAAATTCTCTGCCCGGGAGACCATGCGGGATGTGTACCAGGCCAGCAAGCAGGTGACTTTGGCCACCGGAAGCATCGTACAGCCCACCGGGGCGGGCAGCGACATCCGAGACCCCCTGGGCAACATGGTGTGCTCTGTGGTGGACGAGGTCTATGTGCAGGATCTGACGGGCATGGGCGCCTATCTGGAGCCCTATGTGATCTCTGGAATTGACGCCAAGGGCGGCAAGGTGAGTACCAACGCCGGGAAGGCCCGCACCGCCTCCACCGACCCCACCTTCGGCGTGGCCAAGATCGCCCCCTATGAGCTGAACGTGACCAGCTTTGTGGACCGGAACATCAACCGGCTGAGCCCCGCCAGCTACTATGAGAAGATCCACGGCATGGCCATGCGGGCCATGAAGCGGCAGATCGCCGCCATGATTTTCAACGGCGACGGCCAGAGCAGCCCCGATATGTTCGGCGTGAAAAATGCCAAAAACGTGGCGGGCGGCACCATTTTCAAAAAGTTGGAGAACGCCACGCTGGACGAGAACCTGCTGACTGAGCTGTTTTTCGCATACGGCGGCGACGAGACCCTGGGGGCCAATGCCAAGCTGTACCTGAACAAGAAGGACCTGCTGGCCATCGGCAAGCTGCGCAACGGCGACAAGGAGCGGATCTTCAAGATCATCCCCGAGGGCGGCAACCCCAACCGGGGCACCATCGTGGACGGCGGCACCGTGATCCCCTATGTGATCTCCTCCGCCCTCACCGCCCTGGACGGCGCAGGGGCCACCACCCAGACCATGGTATATGGCGACCCCATGAACTATGAGCTGGGCCTGTTCGGCGACTACACCATCCGGGTGGACGAGAGCGTGAAGGCTGTGGAGCGGATGTACGCCATCCTGGGCGACGTGATGGTGGGCGGCAACCTCATTGTAGACAAGGGGTTTGTGGTCGCCACCAGCGGCGCAGGCGGCTGATAGAGAGGAGAGAGGACTGTGGCCATACCGGAGGAGCTAAGGGAGACGGTCTTTTCCTACTGCAAGGAGGAGGACAGCCCGGACACCCTGGGGCCCATGACGGTGGCCTGGGACGGGGCGGAGGGCTATCTGGAGGGGGCCGGGGTGACCCGGCCCGCCCCGGAGTCCAAGCGGCACGGCCTGTGGCTGGGGGTCATGCTGGCGGAGACGCTGGACCGGTATGACAACCGGGGCGGACAGGCCGCCGGACAGCTCCGGGACAACCCGGCATTCCGCCGGGCGCTGACACAGCTGAAATTGACGGAGCCGGAAGCATAAACCGGAAAGGGAGGTGGGCTGGTATGGAGACGAGCATAAACGCTGGGCGGCTGAACCAGCGGCTGGAGGTGCAGGAGTTGGCGGAGGCCGAGCCGGGGGTGTGGACCTGGAAAACCGTGCGGAGGACCTGGGCCCAGGTGGAGGAGAGCACCAGGCGGAACCTGTTCTCCGCGGTGGGGATCGGAGCCCGGGGGGCGGAACTGATCCTGCGGCGGCAGGAGCTGACCCTCCACAACGCCCTGCTGTGGGGCGGGCGGCACCTGTTTCTCACCGCCATCCGGCCTGAGGGGAGGCTCCACCTGCGGGGGGAGGCGGCCCCGACGGAGCCGGGGAAGTGCCTGGCCACCCGCACCGAGGATACCGTGGGGCCGGCTGGCCGCCCTGTGCCGGCGGAGACCCTGCGGGTGACCTTCCCCGGGATCCTGACGGAGAAGTACGTCCGCTATGAGCGGGAGGAGACCCATGCAGAGACGGACGCCAGCTATGTGCTGGTGACTGGGAAGCCCATCCAGCTGCCCGAGGGGACGCTGGTGACGGTGCAGGAGGGGCCGGCCAAGGCTGTCTGCCATGTGGCGGCGCGCCATGTGCTGGACCCATACAAAAACGAGTATGAGTTGATGCGGGGCGGGGATGTGTAATGGCTCAAACCGTAGACACCAGCGGACTGGACCGCCTTCTGAAGAGCTGGGAGCAGCTGCTGAAGGAGTTCCCGGAGGCCAAGAGGCAGGCCCTGGAGCAGATGGGCCGGGATCTTCTTCTGAATGTGCAGGAGGAGATCGGCGGCAGCGGCAAGGTGGCCGGGTGGCAGGCCCCCCATCTGGGCAGCGGCGGCGGCTATGTGGCCATCCGGGCCAAGGCCAATGAATACCAGACCACCAAGAGCGGGAAGCGGTACGCGGTGGGCCTCATCACCAACGCCATCGAAGGGGGCCACCGCCACGGCGGGCCCAGAGAGAGCGGAAAGCCGGGCTACCGGCACCGGCCCAGGATCCAGGTGGCCGCCGTTCCCGGGCGGTGGATGTACCAGACGGTGCGCGAACAGCTGGGGAACATGGGGCAGGCGGAAATGGACGAACTGCTCCAGACAATTATTGACGGATTGGAGGGAGAGCTGTGACCAGTACAGACCTGATGGAGGACCTTGCGGAGCGGATCGCGGCCCTATGGCCGGAGCGGATGCTGTACCGCGACTTCTGTCCCAACGACTACAAGCGGCCCTCCGGCTTTCTCTATGTGAGAAGCGCCGGGTTTGAGGATGTGAATATTGGGCTGGTGCGGTGGTCTGTGGAGGCGGAACTGGAGCTGTTTGCCGCCACGGACGCCTACACCGTGGAGAGCACGGAGGCACTGCGGCGGGATCAGGACGCGGTGCTGGACCTGTTCGGCGGGCCGTCGATCCAGGTGGGAGACCGGCATATCCCGGTCTATGCCACGGCGGAGGCACCGGGGCCGGGGAGCGCCTATGTGTCCTTTTCGGCCGCCTGGACCGACGTGCGGCCCGGGTATCACGACCCGGAGGACCCCGGAGATCCGGAGACGGCCCAGACGCCGAAGATGGAGCACATTGAGATCAACAACCAATGCAACAAGGAGGAGAGGACATGAGCGCGACAAGCATCGGACTGCCCAAGCTGAAGATTGCCTTTGAGGCGGCGGCCCGGCAGACCATCAACCGGAGCAAGAAGGGCTATGCGGCGGTATTCGTCCGGGACGCCAAGGCCCAGGGGCTGCACAGGCTGAGCAGCGACACCATGATCCCCAGCGAGCTGGGGGAGGCCAACCGGAGCTATATCAAGACGGCCTTTGTGGGCAGCGACCGGGGACAGCCCAGCCTGGTGTACCTGGTGGTCATCCCCACAGGGACGGAGGACACCTCCGCCCTGGAGGGCGGCCTGAAGCTGCTGGAGTCGGTGTCGGTGGACTATCTGGCCGCCCCTGCCGATGCTACCGAGGGGGAGCTGACCGCCCTGAACCAGTGGGTGGCGGACCAGCGGGCCAAGTACCGGACGGTGAAGCTGGTGCGGCCCTTTGGCAGCAAGGGGAGCGACAGCATGGGCGTGATCGAGCTGGATGAGAGCGGCATGGCGGACGCCAATGGTGCGGTGACCGCCGGGACCGCCTGCGGCCGGCTGGCTGGGCTGCTGGCCGGGATCCCTATGGGGATGTCCGCAACCTACGCCCCTCTCCCGGAGCTGACGGCGGTGACCGTTCGGACGGAGGAGGAGCAGACCCAGGCCATCGATGGGGGAAAGCTGATCCTGATCCACGACGGGCAGAAGGCCAAGATCGCCCGGGGCGTGAACAGCCTGACCACCATCCCGGCCGGAGGAAGCGAGGATTGGCGGAAGATCAAGATCGTGGAGGGGCTGGACCTGATCTCCTATTTCCTGCGAACCACGGTGCAGGACAGCTGGGTGGGCCAGTACCCCAACACCTACGACAACAAGCAGCTGCTGGTGGCCTATATCCTGGAGTACCTCCAGGAGCTGGAGCGGGCCGGGGTACTGAACCCCGGGGAGAGCTTCTGCGAGATCGACTATGACCGGCAGCTGAACTGGCTCAAGTCCCAGGGCGTGGAGGTGTCCGGGCTGACCCGGCAGCAGGTGCTGGAGCACCAGACCGGCTCCTGGGTGTTCATCCGGTGCGGCGGGCGGCTGGTGGACGCCATGGAGGACTTCGAGGTCCTGTTCAACGCCCAGACGCTGGCTCTGGCGGCGTAAGTGAGAGAGGAGGAGCGATATGGCAAGAACGATGGACAGCGCCAAGCGGGTCATCAGCGGCACCTTCGGCGAGGTCTGGGTGGACGGAGAGAAGATCGCCGAGTGCACCGCCTGTCAGGCCAAGGTGAGCAAGGACAAGGCCACCATCAACCTGTGCGGCCAGTTTATGAGCGACACCAAGGCCCTCAGCGCCAAAGGGACCGGAAGCCTGACCCTGTACCATGTGGACAGCGGCTTTTTACAGCGGCAGAGGGGACTCCAGGACGGCGTGGATGAGCGGGGGACCGTCATCACCAAGCTGAAGGACCCGGACAGCTGGGGCGCGGAGCGGGTGGCTCTTTACAATGTGAGCTTTGACGACCTGACTCTGGCGGACTGGCAGGCGGCCAAGGAGGGCAGTGTGACGGCCCCCTTCACCTTCACCCGGTATGAGCTGCTGGACACCATTGAGGCGGAGTAAGACGATGCCCTCCCGGCCTGCCGGGAGGGCGGAATCGGAAAGCAGATTGGAGGATACGATGGAGAAAAAGAAGCAAGACCAGATCCATGTGATCAAGAGCCTGCTGGATCTGCCGGAATTTCGGCCGGAGATCGCCCAGGTGCATCTGCCCCGGCTGAACATCGTGCTGGCGCTGAGGGAGACCCCATACGACAAGCTGATGAAGATCCGGCGGGAGGAGGACGCCCAAGTGCATCTGATCCTGGCCAGTGTCACCAACCACCCGGAGCTGAAGCAGGAGGAATGGTACCGGGAGAAGATGGGCTGCGCCACGCCGGTGGACGCCCTGAAAAAACTGCTGCGGCCGGGTGAGGTGGAGAAGATCTGCCGGTCCATCGACCTGCTCAACGGCTATGGGGTGGGCAGTGTGGCCCCTGTGTCTTATGAGGAGCTGATGGGCCAGGCGATCCAGGCCGCGGTGGAGGAACTGGAAAAAAACTGACCAGCAGCGCAGACCTGGCCGCAGCGGAGCTGCTGCTGGCCAAGCACGGGATTTTCCCGGGCGCCTACTTCCGGCTTCCGCCGGGGGAGCGGGCGGTGGTCTGCGCGATGCTGATCGACTATAACCGGCGGAGAGAGGAGGCCCAGGATGCCCAGTAGCAGAAGGACGGATGCCAGCATTGCCTTCAGTGTGACAGATAACCTGTCCCAGTCCATTGTTTCCATGAAGAACTCGCTAAGCGAGTTCCGAAACGATGCGGCGGGACTTCAGAAGCAGCTGGATATGCTGGACAAGACCAAGATCCAGCTGAAAAATGTGGATCTGAGGCAGGCCAAGCAGGAACTCCAGCAGGCGGAGAAGGCGATCCGGGAGCTGGGTGACGCAGCCACTGAGGCAGACCGGGCGGCGGCCAACGCCAACTTTGAGCGGGCCAGCCAGAACTATGAGAACATCCGGGCCCAGCTGGATCTCACCAGCAGGCAGGCCCGCCAGACCCAGAAGGACCTGCTGGATGCCACCGGAGCCATCAGCAAGGTGGAGAATCGGGCTGGGAGCTCGGTGGGCGGGGCTGGAAGTTTGGTTGGAGGGGCGGGGAGCGTGCTGTCCGCCCTGGGCAAGGCGGGGCTCTTTTCCATGGCCGGGGACGCCGCCGGACCGCGGGGGGACCTGCTGGGCGGAGAACCGGGCGGGAGGCGTGCGGATCTGGATGGAGCTGCCGGCCTTGCAATCAGTCTAGCGGTATGATATGATATCTTCACAAATAAAATGAGAATGTGAGGGATCGCGATGGGCTTCAACCGACCCGAGGCGAAACGGCTGGCCAAGGCAGCCATGCGGAATACCAACCCCAACCCCATGCTGGTGACCCTGGTCTTTGTCCTGTTGACCACTGGAGTGAGCTATCTGGTGGGACTTGTGCTGACAAACCCGATCTATGATGCGCTCTATACGGCATATCTGTACCTGCTGGACGGGGCCTACGACCCGATGTTCATCTTCAAGAGTCTGCTGTCGCCCGGTATGGTGGCAGTGTATATGCTGGTTTCGCTGCTGCTCAATGTATACTTCTGGGTGATGAACTGCGGCTGTGCATCCTGCGCCCTGCGGAGGGCGCGGGGGGAGCAGCCGGGCTACCGGCGGCTGTTTGACGGCTTTGCAGCCCTGGGCCGGGCTATTCTGGTCAGTCTGCTGACCTCCATTTTCCTCAGCCTGTGGGGCCTGCTGTTCATGGTGCCCTATATGGTGGTGATGATCCTTGCCGCCCTGCTGGGGAGCATGGGGCTGATGATGCTGGCCATCCTTCTGCTCATCGGCGGTATGGTGATGATGGTCATTTTCAGTTACCGCTACCGCCTGGCCACCTATTTTCTGCTGGATCACCCCGAGATGGGCGCATTGGAATCCATCACTCAGAGCAAGCAGGCGATGAAGGGGTGGAAGGGGGAGCTGTTCATTTTAGACTGGTCCTTTTTCGGCTGGCTCCTCCTGGTGGCGTTGGTGGAGCTGGTGGGGATCGGCCTGGGCACGCTGTTCAGCCCCGCTCTGGGCACATTGCTGGGTACGGTGGCTGCGGGGGCGTTCAGCCTGTGGCTCAACCCCTACATGAACGGCACGGAGGCCAACTTCTACGACTGGGTGACCCATGGCTCCCTCTCCTACCGGGAGAACAACGGCCCAGGCGGCTACCAGAGCCCCTACGGCAACAACACTCCGGAACTATAATCAAAAGCACCCCCCCGGGTAGTTCCCGC